GCGTCTGTGCTTAAGTAAAAATCTCTGGTATCGTCTGGCTCTAATCCTTGCTTGCAATATCTGCAAATTCTCTCTTTATAATCTTCAAAAAAATATCTGTGTTGTTCGAATGATCTTCCGCATTTAAGACAGCTTAAGAATTTAGGAATAATTACATCTGTCATACGTTTGCCCCTTTACGGTTTATTTAGCTGATAGTCCTATCGATTCTACTACCTTTTGGTATATGTCAATTAATTCGTTCTTACTTCCCTTTTGAATAAATGATACTTGTCCGATAAACTCTGGTAATATATATTTTTGCCAATGCTTCATCGCTGAGTATACGATTACAGGAACATCTTTCTTGATAAGTATCTTAATTAAATCATTAATATTGCCGCCCATTACACCGAAGTCAATATCTAACACTGCTATACCAACTATATGATGAAATCCTCCATTTAACCTTGTTATAACTGACATTGCGCTATTAATATTTTCTGATAAGATAAAGTTATTTAAGCCATGACTCTGCATAAACACAGACATCAAAGATAATACTGCAGGGTTATCATCTGCAAATAACACATACTTACGCGATGAATCAATATTAACAAGCTGTTCTGCTAAGTTACGATCTGCATTATCGTTTAATGTTTGTATTAATCTCTTTGTTTCAGATGTCATGTCAGCCTCCATTATTAATCTTTTAAACCACAGCGACTTGTTGCTTGTTTAATCTCCGCTACTGCTGTATTCATCGTTTTAAACTCTGATAAAGCTTGCAACATACTTTGATTATTCAACTGTATTGTGCTATTTAATGTACTTATTGTTTGAGTAAGCGCCTGGATTGCGGTGTCGCTATTCTTTTCGTTATCAGAAATAATCTGTTCTAATTTAGTAACATGTTCAAAGTGTTTTTCTATGAATATTTTGAATACCTGAAATGCAGAATAAAGCAGATACATGATAAATACAAAACTTATCGCTGTTCCTGCCTTAGAGCCGTATTCAATAAATGGTGCAAATTGTTCTGGAGCCATTACTAATTCCTTTACTTTAAATTCTGCGAAACCATTCTACTGCAATTTCATTATAACATCATTTGGTGATTGAGTCAACTATGTTTGTTTGTTTTATTTGTATGTTATTTAAATGATATTTCTGTAAATGGTCATTTCTAACATCATCAACAACAGATAACATCACCAAAAATATAACTACCATAGCAAACATGCACAGCATAAATTCCAGATATAACGAGTCTTTGTTAGGCTCTTCCATCGGGAGGCATTCGACTAATATTATATCAGGCTCTGGCCGTTTAATTTCTTCTGTTATGCTTTTTTGTTTATTTTTATTCTTCCAAAATTTCATTGAAGAGGTTTCATATTTGAATTTATCTAATAATTGACGCATTTTCATTTCTTCTTTTTCCCCTTTTTATCTCTGATAAAATCTCTTAATTCTGGATTATCTCTTATTATCTGAACAAAGGCCTTAGCAACACAATCAACAACAGTTTCTGAATCTTTATCTTTGATTAAGTCATCAATGTTTCTTTCAAAAAAAATTGCATGCGATATTTCGTGTCCTAAACTATTGACAGCAGAGTCTTTGCTCTGTTTTGATATCTTAATAACAGCATCGGAATAACTAACACAGCCAAGCAGTGATTCATTAGGGTCATCATCTGCTACAAGGTCAGGAACAAGTTTAACTGTATAAGTTATGTTATCTATTTTAATCGATGTTGGTAATTTTATCATTGTTGCTCCTATGATTAATTTAGTTCAGAAATAGCTACCATGAGTGCCTCCTATATTATTCGAGTGCGTAGTCAACATTTGCTTGAATATTGGCGTTAAAAGAATTTACGCTTACTTCTATTTTTATAGAGGTTTTAAAAAAAAGTGGTCCGTGAAATAATAGACTTTCCTTATTTTGTTCTGCTGTAGTCGCATTTAAAACGTATATACCAGCCGCAGAATTTTCGACGGTACTTGTGGTCGGCCCTTTTATTTCATAAGCAACGCCGTCAACAGTTATTTTTATAACAATTAAATCATTGCTTGCTGCCGCAAAAACATTTACTTTATTTACCACGCCTGCCCCGGAAGTTGTATCTAACACGGTGTTAAAATTTGCATCGGCCGCCGTATATTGGTGACTTTTTTGATACGGCTTCGTCGGCTGAATAATCTGCGGCTGGTACGAGACGGCATGACTTACTGAAAACCCCAAAAATACCATAAGAATTACCATAAAAGTATAAAATTCCGAACGCTTTAACATAACTCACTCTCCAATTTTATTTTTATTTTTATTAACCCTATTTTTAAAGAAATCTCGCTTTTGTTGTTCTGTCATACTGGCATAAAAAGCCTTCATCCGTTCAGAACGTTTTTGCAATAGTTGCGGATTTTTGGCGTATGCCAGTTTCATTGACCGAGATTTTTTCTCTTTAATTTCGGGATGTGTCTGATATGCTCTTTTCATTGATTCAGATCTTTTTTTATTTTCCTCTTCCGTACTCTTTCTCCCTTTTGTATAGCTTGGATGCCCCATATGAGATAAACTCATTTTCTTTTTGGATTCCTCTGTATGTTTCTGTCCAGTTTTAGATATGGATAACTTCTTTTTTGTTTCATCAGAAAGAGGAATGCCTTTTTTGGGAGAGGGACGGCCTTTAGACGCCATAGATAATCTAATGAGTGCTTCGGGATGCTCTTTGAAATATTGCTTTTGTATTACAGACATTTTGTTTCTTTGCTCATCTGACATCTTACGACCTCTTAACGGCGAAACCTTTCCTTTAGTTTTTCCACAGTTCTTTTTTATATATTCTTCGGACATTTTAAGACCCTTATTCCAAACTCCTTGCTTTTTCCACGTTTCTGATAGTTTTCTTTTCGATTCTTCTGAATTTTTTCTTCCCGTTTTTGTTTTTCTTATTTTCTCTTTCGTTTCTTCACTATGTTGCCTTATCGTGTCGCCGCCAAGGCTTAAATTGTATCCTTTCGGACATATACAATCAAATTTTTGTATGGTTTGAATTTCTAATTGGTCTATTTCTGATTCATCAACTTTATAGAGTATTTCAAAAGCAAAATTCTCTTTGCCATATTTTTGTATAGTCTTTGATATTAATGTTGGGCGTTGTCGATTAGCTTTGCAGTGCGCTTTGACTCTTTGCTCAAAATTTTTAGTTTGGCCAATATATATTTTGTTGTTTATTAAATTTGTAATTTTATAAATAATGCGTTTCATATAAACTCCTATACTATAACGGCAAAAACCGTTGACATCGAGCAAAGTATGATAACAATGCACATGGTGGCGTAAAATTCACTTCGTTTCATAAATTACCTTCCTTTATTCTTTAAAATTAAGATTTGCATATTCGCCAAATAACTCTTTGGCCTTAGTGTCGTAGGCTTTCCCTGCTTCTTCGGCGGTACTAAAACAACCTATATGTATTCTTTTCTGTTTGCAAAATATTTGTGCTACAAAATTGCCATTTTGTTTATGTTTTACCACTCCCTTGAATCCCGTGGTGTTGTTCTTTTGTTTTGTTCTATTTGAACCGTTTTGGCTTCTATCACATGGGCGAAGATTACAAGAACGATTATCAAGAGGGTTCATATTTATATGGTCAAGGCGTTCTATTTCTGGATACAAAAAGCGATGTAAGGAAATTAATTTATTGTTTACTCTTGCTTGGGGATAACCGCCTCTTGTTAAACACCAGAAATGTTTATCAACCTCTTGAAATCTATCTTCGTCGCATTGTGCTATTTCGCCAGAAGCCAATGGAATATAACAAATGGAATTATCAATCCAACACATCCTTTCTGTTTTTGAAACTATTGGATTAATATTATTTTGAGCATCTTCTTTTGTCAAAAAGTAGTTTTTAGTTCTCCATTTGCCATTTTCCCTTTCCATCCTTCTCCATTTCCCACTATCTTTTCTAAACGAGACACAGATGTTCATTTTTGACCTCCATTATCTTTTATTGCCAACAATTATATCACAAAAGATAACATCTGTCAATCAATCAAGTACGATTTCCGTGGCGGATTTTGCGTAACCCACAAAAATATATGAGCCATTAATTGAAACGGCATCCGTGTCAATACTGTAATCTGCCTGTCTATAATATAATGCGCCAGTAACCAATCCGCTCTGATTTGCATCAGTTCCTTTTAATAATACAATACATGCCTCACTTGTATCGCACGAATTTTGTGCTATTCCAGCTACATTAGTATTATCTGTCTTTTTAACAGTAATCACATCATTTGTATTCAGGAGCGATACGACATCGCCAATAACAATAGTTTCTGCCGCCGTTGCTTCTAAAGTTATATTTACGCTCGCCGCCGGTATCGCCGCAATAGCCGATTCAACAGTAGCATTAACCTCTGCTTTGGTGTAAACATCAGCACTCTTAGCATAACTTTCCCTAACTTGTCCATCACTAATCTTATTCTGTGCATATCCATCAGTGTATATCCCTGTTATTAATACACCAATGATAAACAAATACACTATTGCCTTAGACGGCTTCATCATAATTGCACACATCCTTTAAATAATCTCGATACAATATATTAATCATCATTTCAATTAACTTAATCATTTATTTTTCCTTTTTCCTTTTATAACTCTATAGCCAATATATATTCCAGCATAAATCATTAGCCATGCTATCATATGAGCTATCATAAAATAGAACATAGCGTAATCATTAGTTTCTATATTAACGAAGAATGGCATTATCTTAGCTACCATCATTGCTATAAAAGGAGGTAATCCTATTTTATCCATTAGCATTTCAGGAAATGTTAATATTAAATAAGGCCATTTAAGTTTAGCGCACCAAGACATCGCTATATAATATTCGGCATAACCATGTCCTTTGTTGGATTTGCTATTTTGTATTTTCATTGTTATTCTCCTCTTTGCTTTTCTTCCACTCTGCCATGCGTTTCCAATATTCATAACGCTCATATGCCATGAATGTTAATACGATAAAACAATCTAATCCGAATACAAGCGCCCATGTATTATATTCTAATGGGATGCCTATTAATCTTATAGCAACAATCACTGCGAATGAAAATCCAGAAAGCAATGTTATCAAACCAATAAAGATCAGATAAGCAAGCCAATCTGGGAAAACAATACCATAACCGTGTCCTTTATTGTTGTTTGACTTTTGTATCTTCATAATGGCCTCACAGTAATTTATTCACTTCTTTTATAAATGGATTATTACTGCCATCTATAAATGGGCATCCTGGCTTACCAAAATCTGTATGCGTATTGATTATTTTAATAGGGTGCTTTGATTTAAGATATAACACTAATAGCTTGCCTGATACTTCTTGCTCTGGCGTAAAATGCTCTCTATTCGTGCTACCCGCAAATTCAACGCCTATGCTATTCTTATTGCCGTTAGTGCCAGCGTGATATGCTACTGCATCATCGGGAACGAGTTGGTGAATATCGCCATTAAAATTAACAAAATAATGAGCAGATGATTTGCCGCTCTCTCTCGATGATGTAAACCAATTTTGAATACTTGATAATGCCTTAACGTCGCCAAAGTTATCAGGAACGCCCTGAGAATGGAATACTATCTTATCTATATTAAGATTAGTTCCTCTTGTGCGAGCATTACCCGCCTTTATAACTCTATCGCCTAAGTCTGATTTAATAACTAACTCCACTTTAGGTTTATCATCTATCTTTAACACAGGAGTCACCGCCTTTTTCAATGTAATCGTATCTATAACTATATCGTTATTGCAATGTGGGCATTTCATAATATATCACCTATTATAACTTTATCTTTGCCATGTGTCAATAACATCCCAATGTTTGTAATCATTCTTATACTCTGCCATTGACTCTGGTGTTAGTGCATTTACAAAAATATTTGATTGTATATATTGTTTGCCTCTATCAGATATTATCATAATGTAATGCCAGTTTCCGATCTCGCCGTTATATAAGAATATCTCTTCAATACTATCAGCGCATTTCTTGTATCGAATAAATTCTGATATTAGCCGCATTGCATCGCTACAATTATACATTTTTCTGGCCAATACTTGAGATGGCCTTGCGAATGTATCTAAACGATGAATAGGCAATACATTCATTCCGTCTGGTTTATATTTAAAGCCATATGTTTGAAGGTATAAAGCTAATTCAAAGTAGTTGCTAAACTTATCGTAGAATGCTTTAACTTCTGCGTCTGTCCACTCAGGATAGATAAAGTTCCAAAATGTATTAACTATCCATAGCATTATCTTCTTAACCATTCTATCTCCTTATTTTAGCCCATCGAATTTCTTCATATATTCCATTAATTCTTTTATCTCTTTGAGAGTTAGTCCTTCAATATTTTCTTTAACAACATCTATCATCGGTTTTATTTTTAAATTGCCATAATATTTTGACCAATCAAAAACATCAGAAGGAATAGGAGTAATTGTCTCATCACCTACTGTTGTCCACACAAAATGTGACTTATGGTCTGTCGCATCATTATTTGGACAATGTTTACAACAATCATTATTCCCGTTTATTGCCGGCATCGCACACCAACATGCTTTCATTATATATCACTCCTCGTAAACGTAAATCCTTGCTTTTGTATAGCGTTCGTATCGATAGGATATAAAACCGTTTGTCTTCCACTATCTCCTATCTCTACCTCAGCGCCTATATAAACTCCGGTGCCATTATGATAAAACTTTCCAACCTTAACTGTTGCATTTTCTGCCTTATACACTGTTATAGATGGCGTTGCTATATAATTGCCCTTGCCATCAACGGTAGCTTTCTTACGAGCAATTGCTAACGCTTCTCGTAAGATAGCGTTAGCAGCCACTGTTAAGTAATGATTATATAGTTCAAAGTGCCACCTTAGCGACTTTAAGTTTAATCTGATTTTCTATTTCAGCTTCAATATCAATGCCTATCTGTTTCGCTAAGTCTTTAGTTGAATTAGTTATCTGAGGTGTTACATTATTTAATGCCTCTGCTTTAAGTTCAGCTAAGTTAGTTATAACAATAGAGCCATCAGATTTACGCTCAACTTTAGCTTTGCCAGCAATAGCACATAAATCATCTGTACCTTTATTAAGAATAGCAATTAAATCTTTAATGCGACTCGATATACGCTCATTTGTAATCTTCTTCGATAATTCAGTTAAATAAGCCCATAAAGCATCAAACATTGAATCACCTTTACGTGATATGATAGGAATAATAGCTTTAGCAAGCCATGATAATGCTAATAAAGCAATTGACATAGCACCTTTAAGTAAAGTATCTGTCCATGTAGCAGTTGTTGATGTTACATCAGATGATACAACTGTTGCTGCAAATGCAATGCCCATAAAGATTAAAGTAAATAAGATTGATAAAGTGATAATTTTTTTCATAGTAGATCCCTCCTAATATTTATACTGAATTTATAATAGCATTTATTTTATGGAATGTCAAATGGAGAAAGCGTTAATCAGTCTTCTGTTATTTTCTTGCCTTTTTCGCTGTGCTAATCTCATTTTATTTCTTGTTTCTTCGCTTATGTTTTTATGTATTTGCGACATTTTTAATTTTATTTCATCTGAATGTTTCTTTCCATAAAAACTATTGCCATTTATAACCTTTCACGTGATTTTAAAAAAACTTGCATTAGTTTGAGAATTTTCCCTAAACCTCTGCAAGAAATGATTGAATCATTTGGATTTATATTATCATAAATTTTGATAAAAATAAAGAACTATTTAAAACTATTTAAAGGCTCTTTATTTTATATTTTAATAATATGCTTCCTCATTTATCCTAAGGTTACATTTGTTTTTTCGCATCCCCTTATTTAAGGTTAAGCGTTCCAAACCTTGCCCCCGCTTCGTCTATTTCAATCTTGATTGGGACTATCATAAATGTGGAGGCGTTTGCTTTAGAACCCTCTTGATTGCCTTGCCAACCCCAAGGTGCTCCGAAATACAAAATCTTTTCGTTGGAATCGTAATACCAATAGTTTTTATTTGCCGGAGACAAACTGTAATTAGACGAACTCTGCAAATAAATGCTAACGAATGGGGTGTAGGACCTATTGGCTTGTGACGTTCCTCCTGTCACATAAGGGTCTATTGGCATATTGACCAGATACTTTATATCGCATATGCTAATATTTGCGTTTATTTGTTGCGCTGTGGTGACGGTCTGCTCATTATCGAATCCTAACAAAAAAAGTATCGGAACATTCATATTGGAATTGCTTCGAACTCCTAATAAAACAGCGTAAGTGTCGTCTATTGCGATTGAAATTTTTTGGTAAATGTCCCCGGCATCGGTATTGTACAACGCAGAGGATGTCGAGTTCGAAACCACATAATGCACAGGGTTGGTAGAACCTACATCAAGGGTGTTGTTTGAATAGGCAAATGCGACACCTGCTATCG